ATTACACTCAAAGCACCATAAACTCTGTTAGCACCGAGACTTGTAATTGGTGATATACCTACCAGTACCGCATCAAATTTATCCAAAGATTCGGCAGTCATATGAACGCTTGGACTAGCCCAAGTAACTTCGTGGCCAGCACTAACTAATACTTTGTTCAAAACTCCAGCGTAGGTGAGTGTTTTTTGATTAGTGCTCGGTGATGCCTGAGGAGCAGACATACCAGTAAGAAAAACTTTTGACATCATTTCCTTATTTGTATATGTAAAAAGGGACACCGCCCACCACTAATTATAGCGGGCGATGTCCCTCTTAATAAGTTCCTAGAAAGGAGCGTCTGCTGGAGCAGATAGTGGAACGCCAGCAGGTGCAGGGGCTGGAGCAGGTGGTGGCGGTGGAACCGCAGCACCAGCAGTTGTAGCAACTGGAGTAGCAACCTGAGAAGCCTGAACATAATACTTAGTTAGTTCATTACGCTTGCTACCTTGCCACTCTCTAGAGCCAACCTGAGCACGGAACAACTTACCGTCAAGCGAAGCCTCAATCTGAGCGTTTGATGGGTTGTTGTTGAAGAACTCACGAGGAAGTCCTAGGGCAGCCATCTTTCCGAAGAAGATAGCCAAGGCGTTCTTGTTTTCTGGAGAAATAACTAGGTTATCCCAGATACGACGCTTGTTGTAAGCACCGCCCTGAACCTCCGTGGTCAACTTGAACATAGTCTTACCGCTAGCGGTGACTGTTGCTTTTACCTCAATTACCTTAAGGTCATAATCGCCGTTGGGCAACGGCTCGTAATTTCCACTGGAAGATTCTCCAGCATCCTTTACTAAATCAGCCCAGTTAATGCTACTCATAGCATCTCCTTAATTTATAGGGGGTTGAATAAATCGGTTAGTTTCCTAAGCCGACTTCTTTTTCTCGGTCTTTGGACCGAAAATCATATCGAGCATACGCTCAACGCCAAGGTTTTCTTGCTCAACAATAGCACCAAGACGACCTTGAACACGCTCTCCAGCCTCAACTTCATCCGTGCGTTCCACATACATACGGCGTGCCTTGTAAGGCAATTGAGTTGGGTCTGGATTTGGAATGGTCTCGTTAGAAATGTAACCGAGAACATCGTAGAAGTACGGAGCCTGAACTTTCAACTGACCCTGTAGATAAGGGTGCATACGGTTATCCTGACCACGGCTAGCCATAGCAGTCATAACCACAGCCTCTAACGGCTGAGTAGGGTGCGAAGTAAGGTCACGCAAGTCACGAAGTAGGTGCCCCATGTGGCGAAGTAGTTCGCCCCACTGTTGCATCTTCATCTGCTCTGTACCAGCGATGTTGTCCATACACTTCACTTGAAGTTCTGAAATGGAGTCAATGATAAGCGACTTGAACTGGTGCTTACCTGACTGTAGCCACTGGAACGCTTTTAGGACTACATCGTAGTCACGAACCTGAACAACTACGGTGTCCCAAGTGCCATCAGCCACAGGTGGCTCTTCACGCATTGGGTCCCAATACTTCACATTGATAGGTAGGAAACGGTGTCCACCCTCAACATCTAGCATTAGGCGAGGGTATGGTGCTGTGACAGCAAAAGTTGATTTACCAACCTTTGACTCGCCATAGACCATAAGAGTTAGGGAACGATGTACTTGTGACATTAGTTCTCACTACCTTTCTTTTCGTCTTCTGATTTGTAATAACCATACGGGTCGGCGACCTCGTACATCTCACTAATTGCTGCTTCGGCGGCGGAACCGTCGTCGATAAGCGGGCAAACAGTGTAGAACTGGCACTTCCACTTGCAGTCCTTTCCAGGACTTGGGTAAGCGACAAAATTAGGGTCTGCCCCAGCATCAAGATTTTTCTTGACACCCATAAGGTCAGAGATAGTACCGTGAATTCTTTGCCAAAAAGAACGCATTGTGTACTGATTGTGGCGAACTTCAATCTGCTCGTAGAACGGTGGGCGAGCATTTGCTGTTCGCTTTACTTTCTTTAGCATAGTGAAGATACCACCCTCGGAGCGTTCTTCAGGGTTTTTGTTCTGAGCAGACTCCAAAAGCATATAAGTAAGAATTTGTTCATTCATCTGTGCTTGATTAGCAAAGTCTGAGAATGACCCACCAACAGTTTTGAAGTCACGGAACATACGCACGCCATCAGACTTACGACGAACACGCATATCCAACTTACCCTGAAGAACCACTTCGCCATCAAACAATGGCATCTGAATAATCTCTTCAGTAGAAATCATTTCAAGGTCAGCATCGATACCCTCGGTTGCCATCCACTCAAGATAGCCCTCAAGCATAATGCGACCTAGTTCTGCCTCTGCTTCAAGGTCATAAGTATCACGATACTCAGCAACAAGTTTTGCTATGTCTCGCTCTACAAGTTGCGAGTGGGCCTCTAATAAATCCTGCCCCGTTGAGTAGTGCATATCCAAAGCCTCGTGAACACGAGAACCTAAGGCTAGAGCACCAGTAAATTGTTTCTGGCGTGGCTGTAGTCGGCGGTAGTAGCCAAGCCACCACTTACGACGACAGTCTTTGAAAACCTGAATTTCTGAGTTAGAAAGCGTATAAGGCTTTTTCTCTTCAACAGAAACTTCTACTTCGTTTGTAGTTTTGTCATTCATATTTATAACTTACCTGCTTTGTCATCTTTTAGCAACTCTAGTAACTTACTCTTATCGCGAACAATCTGCTCAAAGTTATCTGCCTTAGTTTCAAGAACTTGGATAACACGCTCTTCAATTGTTCCCTCAGTAACATAATCCATAATGATTACCGAGTCGTGGATTTCAGAACCAATACGGTGAACACGGTCAAGTGCTTGCTTGTGGTCTACGAGCGACCAAGGTCTTTGTAGCATAACAAGACGGCGTGCTGCGGTTAGGGTAACACCTACACCACCAGCCTTATCAGTGAATAGAATCCACTTGATACGACCAGACTGAAAATCATCAATTGCCTCTTGACGCTCGTCTTCCGACTTAGCACCAGTAATCATTCCGTGTGGAATATTTGCCTTAGTAAGTTCTTCACTAAGAAGTTCTAACAACTGACGAGATACGGCACAGACAGCAACGCTATCATCTCCGAAGTCTCCGTTTTTAATATCATCCATAAGAGCATCAACCTTACAAGATGGGGCTGACAAAGTTGCCTTAGGCTCACCAGTCTTTTCATCTGTTGTTAGTTCAGCATAAGAACTAGCAAACTGAAGTAGGCGGGTAGTCTGAGTAAGAACGCTAGGTGCCACTAAAGTGTCAGCACTTCCAGACGGGTCTTCAAGCAACGCAATCATATTGTCACGCATTTGAGCATAAGCCTTTGCTTGCTTAGTAGACATCTCTACATCACGACGCTCAAACATCATCTCAGGTAGCCAAGGCAACACGCGAGATTTCAACATTCTACGCATAAGCGGGTCAACAGTCTTGTGGAACTCTTCTTCCATATGTGGCTTTAGACCAAGAACCATCATTCCACCAAACGCATTGAGCATTGTATTTACCATACGGTCAATCCACTTGGTCTTGGTAGGAAATTCTCTAGGACTAATCCAGTGAAGAATTGCCCACATATCAAGCACATTGTTTGCCATAGGTGTACCAGTAAGGGCAAAACGAATATCAGCATCACCAGTGGCAGCAAATAGAGCACGGCTCTGCTTAGACTTAGGGTCCTTTGAGCGGTGCATTTCATCGGCTACAACAGCCTTGAAATCAATACGGTTTAGTTCACGCTCGTGAACTTCACACTTGTTTTCAGTAATACGGTCATCGTGTCCCTTACAAGCCTTACAGCGAGCAAGAGCAATTGAACCGTACGGTGCTAGGCGTGAGTGTGAGCGTAGTGATTCCCAGTTGATAATGTAGATATCCGCTGGTTCTTCGAACTGCTTACGACGCTGAGTAGCAGTACCTGAAATAATTTGTACCTTTACTTCTGGCCACCACTTAACAAACTCTCGTTTCCAGTTTTTCTTCAAAGTGTTAGGGCAAACAATCATTGTTGGAAATACGGCATCGCCATTTTCTTGAATTTGTTTTAGACCGCGAATAGCCTGAGCAGTCTTACCAAGACCAGGCTCGTCAGCAAGCAAAGCACGCTTAGCGACAGATAGGTACTTTACGCCAGCACGCTGGTGCGGGAATAAATCTTCATTTCCAGTTTCGCCATCAGGCAAAGATTCTAAATCACGCAGAGCCATAGCAGGGTCAATGCGTGTAGCACGCTCGTTTGATGCCCAAGCCTTTAGAGCATCTCCAAGAACAAGTTCTTCCTTGAATGTTGAGCGTAGTGCCAAACAAGCAGACCAAGATACTGGTACTTTCCATTTACTTATAGAACCATCAAAAGTCGCTCCAGGCAGACTTTTACACAGTTCTTTGAAACGCCAATCAGCATCAATAATGATGTCTGAGCCAGTAGTGTCTAATTCCACACTAATAGTCATAGGGTTTTCCTTTCGTCATTACTTACATACTAGCACAGAAAGCAGAAAGTTATTTGTAGTTTCTTGCTAGTATCTCTAATTATTCCAACAATTTGCTGGGAATCCAACCAATTTTTACTAATCGTAGCACGGCGTGTCTAATTGCGTCAAGTGCGTGCCCCTCTCCACCTTTGTGCCAAAACCCAAGTGTTTTGAGTTTTTCATTGCTAAACATTGCTTTAGCATCAGCAGGTGATTGAAGTATTATATCTTCTGGATTCTTACCGTGGTCCAGCAAAATCTGTTTTAAAATACCGATTTGCTCTAAGGAATAAGGTGCTTGAGAGTTTCTTACGGTTTGTGCGTTGATGGTGAATCTTTCGCATACAATTTCAATAGGCATAGAGAACTCGATTGAAGAGCGTAGAGCATTTCTAATTGGCTCGGCATATTGATTTTGTTGGTATTCACCAGACCAAACAAGTTTTGGCTCTCTACCATTCTCATATTCAAATAAGCAAATACCACTGGCTTTGCCAGGGTCTACTGAAAGAATCAAACGCTTAGGCATCGTACTTACTACCCCAATTTTCAAAAGGACCATCTACACCAGCAGTCAAAGGCACTGCCCAACCCTCTGTTGTAGTCATACATTGTTTGACAGTTTGCATAATGTCTTCATAATCATTTCTAGGAACATTTAAAACAATTTCATCGTGTACAGGAACAATTAGATACTCAGTCAAATCTGCTTGGTCAAGTTTTACCAAGTTTTGCTTGAAGATTTCAGCAGCACTTGCTTGAATCAAATAGTTAGTTAGCGAATACACACGGTCATCGTCGCAAGGCAATCTACGACCAGTCTTAGTTTTTACATAGCCAACACCCTCAGAGCGTAGGCGACGCATACCAGAATCTTCAATAGCCTGAGCCATATGACGAACACCAGGATAACTGGTATCAAAAGCGTCAACAACAGGTTTCATTTGAGCGTCTGATACGCCAGCAGTTAGTGCCATAGTAGTTACGCCAGCACCATACAATTTTCCATAAACTACACCCTTGATAAGTTTGCGTCGGTTGTCTGACTTCTGTGCTGTCGGGTCTTGATAAACCTGACGCATAATTTCAGTAAACACATCTCCACCAGTGCGGTCTGCTTCATTGAATAGATTGATTAGGTCTTGGTCTTGACTAAAGTTAGCAGTTAGACGGAACTCAACTTGGTCAAGGTCAGAAGAAATAATTAGGTGGTCTTCGTCTTTAGGAATAAACGCACGACGAACAGTGGCATCGCCAGATGGCAAAGTTTGTAAAGCAGGTTCAGTAATAGACATACGACCAGTTCTTGCCGCAAGGGTACGAATAGACGGATGAACAATCCCATTTATGTTTCCCTCAAGAAAGTTCTTGAAGTAAGTATTGGCCAACTTGTCAGCCTTGCGTTGCTTCAAAACAATGTCAGCCAGTTGCTGTACCTCTGGAGAGCCATCACGAACCAACATTTTTAGTTGGTCTTTAGATGCAGATTTCTGACCAGACGGAGTTGTCTCAGTAATGTCAGCACCCATCTTTTCCAACTGGCGGACCAGTTGAATGTTGCTAGTGATGGACATACCGTAGGTTTCTTGCCCCCACTTACGAACACGCTCACCATATTCGTTTAGTTCATCAAACTTCTTTTGTGAATAGTCAAGGTCTACACGGGCACCGTTGAGTTCCATACGAGTAGCAATCTTGCGAGTAGCCATTTCTAATTCATAAGGGGCTGAATAAATCTGGCCTGGACCACACTTCTCCCAAAACTGTTCGAACAGTTTCATAGTAAGAACGGTGTCCAAAGCACCATAAGACCAGTAAGGCTCAAAGTTGACAGGCACGGTTCCCCAAGTCCAACCGTTTTCGTGTAGGGCATTGTCTAGCCCAGTTTGAAGAGCAGCAGCCCTTGAATCCACATACTGAGATGTAAGTTTCTTTAGAGCAGCAGAGCCAATAGGGTCAATAATCTGAGACATAATCATTGTGTCGTGGGCACGATGCCAAGGCATAGACCAGCGAGATTGCATCTCAAACCACTTAGCCTCGAACGCAATGTTGTGGCAGACAATTTGCCCATCAAACTTATCCATTGCTTCGTAGAAAACGCCAGACCATTCATCCCAAGGGATAGACCAGCCCTGCTCACCATCGCCAACTTGGACTAGGCGTAATCTGCCGTGCCAAGGAGATAAAGCATCTTTGCGTGGGCGACCCGGAAGTTCTCCAGTTTCGGTGTCAATAGCAATAGCGTTGTGTGGGCGACGCTGACTTAGCCAAGTCAAAAACTCGCCAGCCTTTTCTACGCTATTTACTAGGTGTAGTTGGGTATTTTCCAAACCACTTGTCATTTGTGTCCAATCGTCGTTTTATGAGTTTACTACTTATACAAAGTCTTCGCCATCTAAACCGCCAAAATCTTGGTCGTCTTCAATATCTAGTGTTATGTCAGAGTAGACATCAAATTTATATAAAGAATTAGAAGATAACACCATACCAGTTAGGGTTAGTGCTTCGTCTTTACTAAAACCGTGCTTTTGTAAGTGAGTAAATAGTTCGTGCATATGGATAGAAAGCACGGAAAGATGTTTCAAATCAACATCGTCAGGCAGAGAAGCAGTCGGTTCGGCAGGTTGCATTTGCTCTGAGTCCGACATATTCACTTCTTCCTTTACGGGATTACTTCTATTCTATACACTGAATCAACACCTGAGTCTTGTTTAGAAGCAACCTCAAGAAGCCTTTGAGCGACATTTGTAAGGTATCTAGCACCACCAACATCATACTTATAAAGTGCTTCTAAGACTGCTTTAGGGTCCTCAGACACCTGAGCCCAGTACCTGTAATTTTCAGGGAAAACTAAATCAACGCTTTCATCTGGATAGCACTCTTCACAAGGGATAGCGTCTTGATGTAGGTCTTTTACTGAAGATTCTTTTAGACCGTACTTTTTTACTAATGGGCAACCAGCACCGTGGTAAATTAGCGAGACCCCGATACGAGATAGCACATAAGAGCCACTCTCGGTCTTGTAAAGTTCAAACTCAATCCAGCGATAAGAGCCCTTACGCCAAGAAGAAGATTTACCTAAAACCGTGCCATCAAACTGTAAAGTTCTAGCCCCATCTTTCACTTCATACATTTGTTATCTTTCATATGTCTTTCTCAAATGCTAGCACACAGAGTGTGGCTAGACCGCTGACCAACTAATGATGTTTGCCACATCAAATAAATTTCCATTTGAGTCCCGCCAAGCAGTACCTTTACCAACTAATTCGTGAACACGATTACTTCTGTCAGTGGCCCTAATTTCTGAAATAGTTTCAGGTAGAGCAAGATTGTCAATGTTTTTTCTAAGAATTTCTACTACCCAGCCAGCCTCGGTATCGCAATCTAAGACACCGCCAAAATACTTAGTACCGTCAATTTCAGTTACGGTGAAGTTTTGAGTAGCAATTGACTTACCGTCTTGTAGCGTAGCAAGCACTATATCATTTACTTGAATCATACTCTAATTATACCTAACTAAATTTTTACTAGATTGCAATGTAGTCACCGCCACCGCCGCCTCCACCTTGGCTGTTTTGAGAACTTACAGGGGAGTTGTATTTAAAAGTAACTCTTAATTGCGGGGCTTCATCTAAAGTAACGCCATCAAAATACCCGTAATTACTAATACCGTCGTAGTAAGTGTCTGGGTTCTCGTCAGTAACGCCTAGCAAAATACCGCCAATAATTCCTGAGCCACTATTTTTAAATGTGCTGTACCAACTTGGAGGAAGTTGTACCCATTTACCTTGACCTTTAGTAAAGGTAGTTGTAGTAGCGACACAAGCATTTAGTGCTAGTGGAACTGAAGACCCTAGTGCTCCGCTAAATGCTCCTATGTAAGCAGTAAGCCCACTTGAGTTGTAAGAGTGCCTATTTCTCAAGTAAACCTCAAGTTTTGTAATTGTAAGACCGTCTGTTTTTCCAGTAAAGACAAATGCAGGAAACAATACAGCAGACTTTTTTACCCCAGAGGCAGTGCCCGGATTACCTTGATATAGATAATATTGATAAGCATAAGGAATACTTGTCCCGCTACCTTTACCGTAATTGTCGTAGTAAGCAGAATCGCTGGCATACACGGTTTGAGTTTCAGTCACTGTTGTCGTGTCTGTAGAGAATGTAGTTACATTCGTATTAGGAGCAGTGTAGCCAATTGGTAGCCCAGTTGTCCAAGGAGTAGCGTTGTTTGATTGAGCAACAAAAGTCATCTGCTTTGCCTGACCTAAATCAGTTACAGCAAGCATTCCATTTGGATTTTCAGACACATAAATTCCATAATTGGCAAATGTACTTGCACCGCTTCTCAATCTAACTACATAGTATATGTCAGTGTCAGATGGCAAGTAGTTTTTGTGGAATTGAACTTGTCTATCAGACCAAGTAGCAGTAGTGACAGCAGTATTTGTATTGCCATTTGCTTGAGCAGTGCCCCCGGGAGTAGGAGTTACGGTAAATTGAGTGGGAGTAGCGGAGACAATTGTGCCACCAATAATGTCCCAAGAAGCATTGCTTGAATCTACATCAACTAATTGACCAGTTTGAAATAGATTTTCTATATTGTAAGTGTGATTAGTCCCATCACTTGTAGCAACGGTCCTATTTATATCAAACACTATTGCCCCAGAACCACCAGCAGTGTCATTAACTGTGATAGCAGTGGTGTTGACAATACTATTTACAGTTGTATTAGCAAGTGAAGTACCGCTAACTCTATGTAAAGAGTCACCAACTGAAATATTGGCAACTGCCGTAGACGATATAGCATTTATAGTTTTGCTACCAGCAGATGTTGTACCAGACACACTGGACTGAGAGGCTCTGCTAAAAGTAGCCTTTGTATTAGTCATAATAGGGTCAACAAGAGTTATTGCCATACCAGCATCGGTCTGAGAAGTAATTGCAGTACTTGCTGAAGTAACTATCCTGTACTGAGTTTTACTCACTTTTGTAAGTTCATAAGTACCATTTATAGATGAATTGTAAGTAGAGTTATTTACATTTATACCAACATACATTTTTGTTGAGTCATCAGCATTTGACTGTAAGTACCTCCCAACAATTGAATTTGATATTGTCATAAGAACATTCAAATTTCCACTTGCACGGCTCCAAGAAGATATTGTAAATTTAGTTGTATCGTTGGCAACAGGCGTTGGGCTAATTGAATAAAAATGTCCCTGTAAATC